CAATACCTGCATTGAAGCCTTTATTGAAACCATCTTTAAACTCATGATTTGATATTCCATGATAGTAAGCCGAGCCGAAGCACAAGGCGAAACCAATGGCTATCAACACCATCCCTGTTCCAAAGTATGGATAAGCTAGGGATATATGGAATGGCTTGAACTGGATCGATATTCCAGACGTGAGAATGAATATTAGCGAGATCATTCCGATTATTAACAATGATATTTTAAGCATCTGAACCTCCTTTGTTTTTCTTTAATCTTGTTTGACTTTTATAATCCTTACATCCATAAGCGGCGAGATTAATGGCGTGCGTACCTATTCCTTGTCCGGAGAAGCATGGGTAACGGATACATCTTACGCATTTCCTTCGTGGATATTTATTAGCGTCCTCCCGTTCTTTCAAACGGTTGATCCCTATGTATTCCTCTGCCATGATTATTCCTCCTCCTCGGTCTCGTCGAATATCCGGGCCATCATATCGACGATGTTTGTTTGTATATTGTCCTCCGCTCCAAGCACGGCGTTGCTTATATGCTTTTTCTCCTCGATGATCCTGTAGAGCTTCTGGTCGATGGTCTTGCGGCCAAGCAGGTAATAGCAATTCACTGAGTCCTTTTGACCGATACGATGCGCCCGGCTCTCGGCTTGGTCGCAATCTGCGTATGTCCACGGTAGCTCGATAAAAGCGACGTTGCTTGACGCTGTCAACGTGATACCCGCCGCCGCTGCCTTGATGGAGCAGATGATGACGTCCGTCTTGGGATTCCGTTGGAAAGCGTCTATGGACGCTTGCTTTTGTTGCATATCCTGCCGTCCGGTGACACACACCGCTGAGGGAAACGCCTGTAGGAGCCGGTCTACGATCTCATGCAGGTTACAGAAGAGGATGATCTTCTTTCCGTTCTCCCGAAAATCCTTCACGAAATCGATCACCTCTCTCAACTTACCCCGGGCCGTTATGTCCTTCAATATGCCTATTCGTACCATGACCTCGCCTTTCAGCGATTTTTGTACCTTCTCATCGTCGGCCTCCTTGTATCGTCTCAGATAATCCACCAAGTCATGCTCGGCGTCTTGGTATTCCTTGCGGTTGGTGATCTCGCAGGTCACGATCTGCCGTACCTTGTCGGGTAATTGAGTCAGTACCTTGGATTTTTCCCTCCGGAAGAAACAATGCTTCCAGAGCATGAAATTGAGCTCTTTCAAGTTCGAGGCTCCGTGCGGCCCGGAGCAATAGCGGCTCGTGAAATATTTCCAGCCTCCGAGATCGTTCATCCGGTCCATGATAGCGAGTTGGCATATAAGGTCGTTGGGCTTGTTTACGACAGGGGTACCGGTCAACAGGATGATCCACTCTTTTCCGGCGGTGATACCCTTGCAAAACTTGCTTTGCTGGGTAGCCGTTGATTTTACCTTATGGGATTCGTCAATGATCACGCTCTTGAACAACTTGATCGTATTATGGAACTCTACGTCTTTCAGCGTCCATTTCTCCGATTTGTTGATTCGGCGTACGAAATACTTCCGTAGGCTCTCGTAGTTCACGATGAACACATGGTTCATACCCGTTTGCCAGAAGAATGGCCATGAGGTTCGTACCGAATCGGTCAATACCATGGCTTTCTTGTCCGTGAACTTGTGCCATTCACGTTGCCAGTTGATCTTGACCGTATTGGGGCAGATAACGAGACAGGGGAAAGCATCAGCTTTGTTGATGGTAGCGATGCTCTCTAATGTCTTGCCGAGGCCCATGTCGTCCCCATTGATAAACCGTTTTAGTTGTAAGCCTCGTGCGATCCCTTGCAGTTGATAGGGGTAAGGTTGTATCTTTAGGCCATGATCCTCGTCCAACTCGGGCATGTCCGGTATTTGATAGGCTATGTCCTCGTCGGTCTTAGACTCGTTCCCTCCCCAGTTGACGGGTTCGAAGTGCCTCACGTAATAGGTGAGCTGGTCTAGCTCCGCCTTGCACTTATTGTTGGCCGGGATCATCCACGCTCCGGTAGACTTGTCCCACCAGCGGACGCTGACGGCTGTCTTTAGCTTGTCAACGACCTGCTGGCGGTACCTGTCAAACCTTACCGCGTAGCATTGTCCCTTTTCCGTGTTTTGTAAAGTGATTTGCATAACGGCTGTTTTTATTATTGGTTAGGCGAACTCGTCGAAGGCTTTCACCTCCTCGGCGATCTCCTTGATCTGCTCTTTTTTCTTCCGTCCCCGTTTCTTAGGCTTCTCTTCCTTCTCGCCCGTGATATCCGATTCCTCCGGGGTATCGAAATCGAAGGATTCTTGCTTGATGCCATATTTACCTTCGAACAGATAAGCGTCCACCTCGTAGCTACATCTACCGATGGCCTCTTTCAACTCGGCTCCGTAAAGGTACCCGTCGCCGGACTCGTCCTCGTATTTGGTGAATGGGACGGAGAGGTTAAGGATCTGCCCGCTCTTTAGGAGTTTTTGCGCTTGGATCGATACCCCGGCTGATTCATCATTACCGCCTTTGCTGTATCCGGTGACGATGATATTCTTCAGCTTCTCGTTCAAATCATCGTCGGAGGGATTGGCGACATTGACCAATGTAGCCTCGTGCATCTCACAGATTTTCACTACGTGGGGTTTGAGCCGGTTCAACGCGTACAGTAGATCGGGGTGGATAAACTGCTCCGATTCTTTTAGGATGTTGTTCTTGTAGTTCGCTTCCACGAACTTTTCCGTATACTCCGCCGTGAGCTGGTTGTTCTTGATCTTTACTTTCTGGATCTCGTACACGGGTTGCTCTTTTACTAATTCTTCCATGTTCTTTTAAAATTTAGGATTGTTATAACTCTGAGGCGCTAAGGCCATTTCAGCTTTCGCCTTGCTAATTATCGTGCGACACCATTCCAATTGGTGGGTCGCGGTACGGTTCAATCTATCACACCAGTCGACTAGGTATTGCTCATCCTTGCACAGGCTGTCGATGATAGCGTTTACGGCCTTTGAGGTCGCTCCGGCCCGTGAAGCGGTTTCCCGTAATGTGTCGAATACTTCCGATTTCTTTTTCCCGTTCAGGTGATATTTGGCATCGGCCAGCAGCTTCCCGGTTCGGGCGATATAGACGGCGAGGTCGTTCCCTCGCAGGACGGCTTCCTGTACCTCCTCGCTCATGGTAATGTTCAGGAAGGCATCTATGGCGGCCAGTTCCTCGGATATCTTGTCTGTCGGTGTGATATTGAGATTCATGATTTTTATTTTAAGATATAATCGTTGTCACACTTGCCGCAATGATATACGTTGAATGTATCTCCCGTATGCGTCTGTAATTTCTTTACGAGTACGGGAGCTCCGCATATAGGGCATTTCTTTGCCAGCCTGTACTTTAGCCAGCCGATTAGGATTAAAATTAGACTCTTCATACTATTAGCTTATTAGCATCCACCACCGGAAGGCTAGCTCTTCATACTTTTCTTTGCCACGTTTATATAAAGTGCCATCTTTTTTTATTGTGGCTTTGAAAATTTGTTGATTCTTTTTGCTTATTGCAACAATAAAATCTTGTTTACTCCCAGCAATGTCCATATACCACGCTCTTGAGCGATCCCAGTCGAAAAAATCTATGGCTTCATTAAATTGTTTTTGAGAAGAAGCAAAAGTTGTTTTTAAATCTCCTCCAAACCCCATTGCTGAAAACCAGAAATCCCATTTGCAACGAGTGTCAAGTGTATATTCAAAATTGCCGTATTGGAATTTTTGATTTTTGTTTACCATAAATTTCTGTTTATCGGATTGTTCCAATGCATATTTAATGAGCGGATCCCGGCGGGCTTCCATACGGAGTGACTTGATCATGGCTTGTGCCAGTTCCCAATCTTCGCCGGAATACAATACGTCATCTACCGTATGTTTGTCATATCTTACCCGTTCGGGTTCTGTCAGCATCGCATCCACCAGACTCCCGAACTTGAACGCCTTCTCCTTATCCCCGTATTGCGTACGGGGATAGAGGAGGTTCTTTAGTTCTGTCAGGTCTGAGTTGCTGACCTCAGACCGTTGGTAATACGTATCTTGCATCTTCTTCCTTGAGTTTTAAGTATTCAATGACCGCGAAGTCAAATTCAAAATCGTAAGTGTTATCCATCAGCCACCGGAACCATTTGCGGCCCTCTTCCGTATCGAGGATCTTTTTTAGGTTACTCGGTGTGCGCCTGTATTTCCCGAAGTTTATCCATGAGGACAGATATAGCTTTCTCATATCATTTGGCTATTACGTCATCGACATATCTCACGAATGCGGACTGGATTCGCTCACCGTCCTTATTCACGACCTTCTCGCAGTAGGAGATCATCTTCTTGTGGATCTTCTCAAGATCCTCCATGCTCATGTTGATACCCTCACGCATGAACCACATCTGGTATACCTGCATGAATCCTTGTGGATTGGTGACTTGGATCTTTTTCTTGATCTTCGCCTTGGTAGGGGTAGGAGACATACTGGCGGCACTGAAATCGAAGGCCGCCTGTACTTCCGCGGTGGCTTTCTCTGCCTCCGCCTTGGCTCTCGCTTCCTCTTCCTTGCGCTTGCGTTCCAGTTCGGCCTTTTGACGTTCTTCCGCCTCTTTCCGTTTGCGCTCCTCCTCCAGCCGTGCCGCCTCGATTGCGTTGGTCTTGCGAATTTCCTCTTGCTCCTCCAGTTGTTTCCGGAGGGATGGGAGGCGGTCGACCAAGGATTGTTTCAGTCCCTCGATCTCGAAAGCGTATCGATCGGAATATTCTTTTTTCTTTAGGATGGCTATCTCGTTCTTGATCGCTTTGCGGGTCTCACCGTCCATATAGAATGTCTGTTTGTTATCCACGACGTTTTTCACGAAATCCGTCCATGAGAAACCGGTGCTTGTTTGCGTGATCTGCCGGCATACGTCCCCATACGTGGCTAGGGAGGCACGATTGAAAATCCCGTTCAAGGCGTTGATATGCTTCTCGACGTAGGCGGCGTACGTGGTATCAAGCAAGACCGTTATGTCGGCCCGGTATTGGGCTTTCTCGTTCTCCGCCAACTGTTTTTGCCGGGCCTCTTCCTCACGGCGTTTTTGCTCTTCCAGCTTCTTGGCGGCGTATTTGTTACGCTCCATCTGTAGCAGATAAGGGATGGTTCCCTTGGATTTGGCGTCTATGGAACCCTCTAGTGTCGTGAAACGTTTGGATATGGCCGTTAGCATTTGGGTTAACGGCTTCCGGCGGTTGTTCATGTTCTCTACGGTCTTCTTTGACTTCGCAAGGTATTCTTGTACCGCAGTGTCGATCTCGTCCGTGCCGATACCTCCATTTCCCTCAATCGTGTCCAAGAGGGTTTTCCCTGCGTTCGTGCAAGCTGAGACCGACGCCTCATTGCGGGCGAGAATATCCGGGGCTGTCTGTAAGATGCTAATGACCTCGTTAGCCTTGAAAGGTAAATTGTTATTCTGTGTATCCATGTCGATAAAATTTTGAATGTTGATATTGAACTCTTAAAATCCGGCTTCTTCATCTTCTTGTGATATTTGGGCTGTTATACCA